ATGGGACGCGTGGCTGGGGGGGTTTTTTCGTTTCGGTGTACGATCCCGAAATGGTGAACTCATTTAGAAATCGCATCGTCGGGCTCGGCGCGGAAGATCCTACGCAGCTTCTCGCGAACCCTGATAACTATCGCGCCCATCCCGTGAAGCAGCGGGAATCCCTGATCGCCCTCCTTGATGAAGTGGGGTTCGTCGCCCCGGTCATCGTCAACCGGACGACGGGTCGCCTGATCGACGGTCACCTCCGCGTCGAGCTCGCGCTCTCCCGAGACGAGAAGGCGATCCCCGTCTCTTACGTCGAACTCTCCGAAGCCGAAGAGAGGCTCGTCCTCGCAACCTACGATCCCGTCGGAGATCTCGCCTTCGCAGATAAGGATCGCCTCCGCGAACTCTTGGATTCCGTAACTTCGGGCGAAGCCGCCGTCCAATCCCTCCTCTCGTCCGTCGCAACGGAGGCTGGGCTCCTCGCCGCGGTCGCCTCTCCCGATGAGCGTCCGAATCACGACGTTACGTGTCCGGCGTGTGGCGAGGTATTCTCTCCTCGGAGGTAACTATGGGAACCCGAGGCCCTCAACCGAAGCCGACCGCGCTAAAGATCCTCGCCGGGGAGACGCGACCTTCGGTTATTAATTACGCGGAGCCGATCCCTGAAGGCGGGGCGCTCACGCCTCCCGCCGATATCCGCCCGGAGGCGCGCATCATTTGGGAGCAGGTCGTCGCAGCTCTCGGAAAGACGGGCGTCCTTACTTCAGCGGATAAGCATATTCTCCGTCTCTATGCCGAAGCGATGGCGCGGTATATCGAGGCGGAGGGTATGCTCGTCAAGACGGGGCCGCTCATTAAGGGGCGGGACGGAAACTTCGTAAAGAACCCGCTCCACCAAATCGTCCGGGATAACGCGGACGCGGTGAAGAAGTACGCGCGAGAGATTGGGCTCACGCCCGCCGCCCGCGTTGGATTGAGAGGCGAGATTGGCGATCAGGCGAACTCGGCGACCGCGAAGCTCGAGTCCATCATCCGCGCCGCCCGAAGGGCTTAAGCCCGAAGGCGAAGTCGTCGCGGAGTTCATCGAGGCATTTTGTCGCCTATCAAAAGGCGACGGCGCAGGTGAGTTGATAAAACTTCGCCCGTGGCAACGCGAGATCTTAATGGAACTCTTCTCGCATCGCGAAGACGGGAAAAGAAAATATCGCCGCGGGCTTCTCTTAATGCCGCGGAAGAACTCTAAGTCCCTCCTCGCGTCAGGAATCGCGCTCTACTCTCTCTTCACCGAAATCGGGGCTGAGGTCGCTATCGTCGCCGGGGATCGCGCTCAGGCGCGAATCGTCTTCCGTGAGTGCGCTCGGATGGTGGAGCTCGACCCGATCCTCTCGCGAAAACTCCGCGTCCTTCGCGACGTCATCGAATACCCCGAGACGGGCTCCGTCCTTCGCGTGCTCTCGTCGGACGCCGACCGTGCCGAAGGCTACAACTTCTCGACCGTGATCTTCGACGAGATCCACGTCCAACCTGACGACCGTCTATGGTCAACCGTCAACCTCGGATCGGGTACGCGGAAGAATCCACTCGTCTTCGGGATCTCTACGGCGGGCTCACGAACGGACGCGCGCGGTCAAGATTCCATCTGCTATCGCCTCTTCCAATACGGGATGAGGCTTCAGTCGGGCGAGGTTCAGGACGACGCCTTCTTCTTCCGATACTTTCACGCGCCGGAGGATCTCGCGTGGGATTCGCCCGAGGCGTGGGCGGCGGCGAACCCCGCATTCGGAGACTTTCTCGACCCTGAAGACTTCGCCGCGGCGGCGCGATCCATCCCGCGGGACGAGTTCGAGACGAAGCGTCTCAATCGCTGGATTCAGCGCGCGACCTCGTGGCTTCCAACGGGCGCGCTTGAGCGTCTCCAATCCGACCGCCGTCTCCAACCGGGCGAGAAGATCGTGGTCTCGTTTGACGGCTCGTATAGGGGGGATAGTTCCGTAGCGGTGGGGTGCTCATTAGACGGACACCTCGAGCCGCTCCTCGCCTTCGAACGCCCGATCGATGATCCCCATTGGCGCGTCGATATCTCAGAAGTCGAGGCGGGGATTCTTGAGCTCGCGAAGAAGTTCGAGGTCGTGGAACTCGCCGCCGACCCGTACCGTTGGAGCCGAAGCCTCGAAGCGTTGGAGAAGGAGGGACTCCGAGTCGTCCACTATCCTCAATCCCCGTCCCGTATGACGGCGAGCAGTCAAGCCCTATTCGAAGCCGTCTCCCAAGAGACGCTCTCTTGGGGCGGAGAGGCGCAGCTCGCGGGAGCGTTTCTTCGCCACTTCGCGAACGCTACCGTTAAGACGGATCGCTTCGGCCCGAGGATCGTAAAAGAAAACCCGTCATCGCCGCGGAAGATTGACCTCGCCGTGGCGGCTATTATGGCGCTCGACCGCGCGCGCTATTATGCTAACGAGGCAAATAAGCCGGCGAAAGAAGTGGGGTTCGTAAGTCTATGATTTCTTCCATCCTCGAACTCGCGGGGCTCGCGATGCTACTATGGGCGGCATACCTCGTTCATCCGGCGACGATTGTCGGACTCGCAGGGATCGCACTTATCGCGATCGGGTATTCGAGAGGGAAGAATAAGTGAGCGTCTTGCGTCGTATTCTTGGAACCAACCCCGAAGAGAGAAATCTAAACGGGCTCGGACTTATCCCAACCGCATTTGATCGCGTCCCCGGAATCAGCGTCGCGCGCGTTGACGCGAAGTCAACTCTCGGACTCACTTCGGCGTGGGCCTGTGTGCGGATCTTATCCGATCTCATTAGTACTATGCCGCTCGACGCCTACCGTCGCGACAACGGCGAGCGTCGTCCGTATCGTCCCGCTGGTGCTAAGCCGACGTGGTTAATCACGCCTCTTCCGGGCGAGCCTTCCGTCGGCATTCAATCCGTCATCTCGGAAATTATTGTCTCACTTTATCTATCGGGCGACGCGTTTCTTTATACTCCGCGCGACCCCGAGACGCTCGAGCCGTTGGAGGTTCGCCCGCTTGATCCGCGCAGCGTAACCATTAATCGCCGTGGACGCGAAGTAACCTACACCGTTCGCAACTCGGAGCATACGACGGGCGTAGAGTTCGGCACGGATACGATTCTTCATATTCCGTTGATCCGTCTTCCGGGTCAGGATCGCGGGATTAATCCAATCGAGGCGCTTCGCAACACGCTCGCCCTCGGAATGACGCTTGAAGATTCCGCTTCAAACTTCTTTGCGACGGGATCGACCCCGACGGGAATTCTTGAATCGGCGGACTCGTTGACCGCGGATCAAATTAAGTCCATTAAGGAGGGATGGTTGCGCCACCATACGGGCGCGAATCAATATACGCCGGGAGTCTTGACGGGCGGACTTACGTTTAAGCCGCTCGCCTTCAAGCCTGAAGATGCGCAGCTTCTCTCATCGCGAGAGTTTACGGTAAACGAGATCGCGCGCATCTTCCGCGTCCCGCCCGCACTCCTCGCCGTGACGACGCCGGGAGCGATGTCGTACGCTTCAGTTGAGCAGCTCTCCGAGGACTTCGTGCGCTTTACGCTCCGCCCACTCGCGGAGATTATCGAGCGTCCGCTCTCAACGCTTATCCCGCTACCTGAAGCCTTCGTGAAGTTCAGTATGGACGCGCTCCTTCGCGGCTCTACGGAGTCACGCTTCAACGCGTATCGCACGGGCCTCGCCTCCGGCTTCTTGACCGTTTCGCAGATTCGCCGTTGGGAGGATATGCCGCCCGTCCCCGACGACTCGGGCGACGTCTTCCGTCAGCCGCTCAACGAGGCGGACGCCGCACTCGTTACCACAAAACAGAAAACCGATATCTACGCCGCGCTTATCGGCTCGGGAATGGATGAGGCGACCGCGAGAAGGATCGCCGGGCTATGACCTTCACGGCGCGAGAGGTCACCATCGGAACGAGCCCGACCGCGATCGGCACGGCGACGCCGAAGAATACGCACGAGCTCACGCTCGGGAATGACTACAACAAGAATATTTATATCGGCGGAGCCGACGTGACGACGGGCCGCGGGTATTCCATCCCGAAGTCGCAGCACGTCACCGTGGAGATTGGGAATGGCGACGTCCTCTACGCGATTTCAGGATACGGCTGGATCACAGCTTCACGTCTACGACTTCCAACTCGATCCGTGATTATCCTCGTTGATATTGACGGGACGCTCGACCTCGGAGGCGGCGCGTAAACGAGCCGCTCGTCGCGGCGCTCAACGGCTCAGGCGACGAAGTGATCGTCGTCTCGGCTCGTCAGGATTCACGCCTTGCGGAGACGCGCGCGTGGCTCAATGATTCAGGTCTTACGTTCGTCGGGCTTCACCTCTCCGATTTCCCAACAGGGCCGAATGCGAACGTCGCCTTTAAGAAGTTCAAGGCGGAGGCGCTTCTCGCCGAGGGGAAAGATGTTCAAGCGGCGATTGATAATGACGCCGACGCTCGCGCCGCCTACCGCGAGGTCGGACTTGACGTCTATTCACCGGGAGAATTCGTGGGCGAATTCGGCGACTCTTCGCGCGCGATTGATCCGAACGGCTACGAGCCGACGGAAAAAATGAAGGCGGAAGCGGAGCAGGGGCTCGCGTGGCGTCAAGAATTCGGACGCGGCGGAACGGGAATCGGCGTTGCACGAGCTCGCGATATCTCCAACGGACGACGACTCTCTTACGATACCGTCGTGCGAATGTCGTCATATTTCGCGCGGCACGAAGTCGATAAAGAAGGTCAGGGATATAACGAAGGCGAAGACGGGTATCCATCCGCGGGTCGTATCGCGTGGGCGCTATGGGGTGGCGACCCCGCGAAAGCGTGGGCGTCGCGTATCATTAGCGAAGCCGTCGCGGAAGACGCGGCGCGTAGCGAAGGGGTAGAAATGGGAATCGAGTTCCGAACCGCAACCGCCGAACTCCGCGCCGTTGATCCTGAAGGTTTCACCTTCGAGGGAATGGCAGCCGTTTATGATTCACCATCCGCGGACGGTACGACGCCCGAAGTCGTCAAGCCCGGAGCCTTCGCCCGATCACTCGCCGCCGCGCAGCGTGGAGAGTGGGATATCAAAGCCTACGCCGACCATAACCCCGAGCGTCTTCTCGGCACAACGAAGACGGGGACGCTCGAGCTCACCGATACCGCGGAAGGCCTCCGCGCTCGCGTCAAGCTTAATCCGAATGTTTCTTTCCATCGAGACCTCGCCGAGATCGTCCGCACGATGGGGAAATCCCTCGGACTCTCCTTCGGCTTCTTCTCCACGAATGCGAACCGCGTCAACGATCAGGGCGTCCGCGAGCTCCGCGAAGTGAAGCTCGTCGAAGTCTCCGCCCTTACCGGGCTCTCGCCGTACTACCCGAGCACGATCTCCACGGTGTCCGTCCGATCCCTCGCCTCCGAGACAGGACTCGAGATTGAGCCGCTCCGCGCCGCCGTTAATGCGCTCCTCTCGGGCTCAGTAACGCCCGATCAAGCGAAGATCCTCGCCGACGCCGTGAATGCGGTTATCGCCGAAGACGACGCCGAAATGGCGCAGGGCGAAGATGTCGCGCCGGTTGACGAGGCTCCGATGGATGCCGCGCCGATGGAAGATCCAACCGCCGTAGTTTCCGAAGACGACTCCTCGGAATCCGTAGAGATCTCCGTCGAGATCACCATCCCGCGCGCCGTACCACGAGCGATCCGCGAGAAGCAGATTGAACTCGCGAAGCGCGCGCTAAAGTAAAGAAACCGAAACGCGAAGGGCGTATCCGCTAAGGGCGAAAGCACCACCGGAGAAGCACCACCGGGACGGAGTGTAGTCAACCCCATAGCAGGAAAGAAGGAGAATCACAATGTCGAAGGACGTTATGAATCAGCTCCACGACGCCTACCGACGCGATTTCGAGGCCGCTAAGGCTCTCGTTTCCCGCGCATCGGACGAGGCTCGTGAGCTCAGCGCCGAGGAAGAGGCGCAGTATTCCAAGCTTAACGAGGCGATGGACTCGCGACTTTCTAAGATCGAAGATCTTAAAAAGGGCGAGGAGCGCAGCGCGAAGCTTGCCGCAGTTGTCGGTAACCTTGAAGTAACGGCGTCGAAGCCTCTCGAGAATGATGCGGACGTGCTCCGTGCCATCCTTAAGGGCGAGAAGCGTTCCGCGAACTTCGAGATTCGCGCACTCGCAACCGCAACCGCTACAACCCCGGTCACGTTTGCCGACTTCGTTGTCGAGCAGCTCGTGGAAGGGATTAGCATCTACGACGGCGCGACGAAGATTCGTACGACCGATATTCGGAATATCACTATTCCGGTTGTCGCGGGTACGGCTCCGGCGGCGGCGTTCGTTTCGCAGGGCGGAACGATCAGCGCATCGGATCCCGTCTTCACGAGCGTAACTCTTGGCGCGTTTACCGCGGCAACGATTACCCTCGCGTCACAACAGCTCGTGGATTCAGCAGGGTTTAACCTGATTGAGTACGTGGGCCGCGCAGCCGGTGCTCAGTTGAGCCGACTCGCAGGGTCAGCGTTGACTCTCGGCACGGGAACCGTTCAGCCTACGGGCTTCGTTACGGCTCTCAATACCGCGGGCGCGCTTACAACCGCAACGAAGCAGGGAACCGTCACGGCGACCTTCTTCTCAGCGGTCGATCTTCTGGACGCGGTTACGGCCTTAACGCCTAAGTACCGCAACCAGAACACCGTCTGGCAGGTTTCGACAACCGCAGCGGCGAAGCTTCGTAAGCTTCAGGATCTAAACGGTCAGTTCATTTGGCAGCCGGCGATGATCGCCGGTCAGCCAGAAACCCTCCTCGGATTCCGAGTGAAGGAGAATGTGGATATGGCGGCGGTGGCTTCGGCTTCGAAGTCCGTCGTGATCATCCACGAGCCTTCGTTCTATATCCGCGAGGCGGGCGGAATCGACGTAGCTACCTCCTCGGAGCGCTACTTCGACCTGAACCCGTCGCGATTCGTTCGCTCTAGAGCGTGGACTCCGTATTGCCAGACACGGCAGCGGGTCGCATCCTCGTCTCAGCAAATAGCTAAGACGGGTAGGGTCGCCGTAAGGTAGACTCTCGGCGCGGGCTCCTCGGAGTGATCCGAGGGGCTCGCGCCTTTTAATATCTAAAGAAGGAGGGGTGAGGCGATGACGCTAAAAATCGGGTGGGTATCCAATGCCCCGTGGGTGGGCTCAGGATACGGAATGGCTACGGCAGAAATCACGCGGAAGTTACGCGATGCCGGGCACGACGTAAGCATCCTCGCGAATCACGGACTCGCAGGATCGACGATCGGATGGGAGGGAATCCCGATTCTCCCTCAAGGGATCGACGGATATTCCAATGATCTTCATCCCGCGGCACTTCTCAATCTCGCGCAGGGCGCGAAGGATCGCACGTTGGGGATTACCCTCTTCGACGTGTGGGTATATAAAAATCCACAATGGGACGAATCGCCGCTTCTTTCGTGGACGCCCGTTGATCACGATCCCGTCCCCGACGAAGTGATCGAGTTCTTTAATCGCCCCGGGCGTAAGTGGGCTATGGCGATGAGCCGATTCGGAGAAGCAAAACTTCTTGAGGCGGGACTTTCGCGCGATCGCGTCTTTTATTCTCCGCATACGTTTAATCCGAATATCTTTACGCCCGAAGGGGCGACGATGCGCGAGACGCTCGCAGTTCCAACGGAGGCGCATCTCACGATGATTAACGCGGCCAATAAGGGCAACACTCCGATTCGTAAGGCGTGGTTTGAGCAGCTCTACGCGTGGGCGCGATTCGCAGAAAAGCACGACGACGCGTATCTCTATATCCACTCAGAAATGGGCGGGATCGGGAATGGCGCACGAGTGGATCGGATGCTTCAGCGGGTGAAGGCTCCAATGGATCGCGTTCGCGTCGTACCTCAATACGAGTACCGGATGGGGATTGAGCACCAAATCGTCGCAAATCTTCACCGTTCGTCCGACGTGCTCCTTCACGCAACGCTGGGGGAGGGCTTCGGGGTCAGTCAGATCGAGTCAATGGCGGTAGGCGTTCCAATCGTGGCGACGGCACACTCGGCGATGACGGAGCTCAACGGCTCAGGATGGTTAGTCGAAGGTCAAATCGCTTACGACGAGTTTCAGGGCGGGGCGTTGTGGAAGGTTCCAAATATCGAGGCGATCATCGCCGCGCTTGAGGAGTCCTACCTCGTCTCTAAAGATCCCGTAAAGAAGAAGGATTATCGCGACCGCGCGATCTCCTTCGCCGCCGATTACGCGACGGATAAGGTATTCGAAAAATATTGGGTTCCAACGCTCGCGCACCTCGAGGGCGAACTTAAGAAGCCGCACCTCGGAGCGGGCGTTAATCGTGAGCAGCGTCGAGCGGCGCTAAGGGGGAAAAGGTGAGCGAGATTACCGTCATTACGGCGAGCCTCCCGGATCGGGTATCTCAGCGCGAGGAGTGTATTCGCAGCGTCGCGACGCAGATCGTCCCGCCCGCGGATCACCTCATCGCGATCGACTATCAAAAGGTCGGAGGGTGGCGGCCTCGGAATATGCTCGTCTCGCAGGTTGAGACGAAGTGGACGCAGCTTCTCGACGACGATGATCTGCTCCTCCCGAATCACCTCGCGACGATGCTTGAGCATACGGAGGGAGCGGACGTGATCTACTCGTACGCTTCAGTTATCGGCGACCCGGCGTTTAATCTCTATAACCGTCCGTTCGATCCTGATCTTCTTCGTACGACCTCGATCGTCTCTCACGTCGCGATGGTGCGAACGGAGCTACTCCTCGACCTCGGCGGCTTCGAGAATATCAAGGGCTACGATTGGCGGTTCTGGATTCGCGCGCTTGACGCCGGGGCGAAGTTCGTCTCCGTCCCCGACGTGACGTGGGTTTATCGGCTAAACCCTGAATGGATTCACGAGTCCCGACCGTGAGGCGCGCGGTCATCCTCGCAGCGGGAAAGTCTACGCGCCTCGGAGGCGAGAATAAACTTCTCGTGGAGGCGGGCGGCGTCCCCGTTCACCAATGGCACGAGCGGCTTCTCCGAAATATCCCCACGACGATCATTACGCGACCTGAAGACGTGACGACAGTCGCCGACGCGGCGTCGTGGGCGAAGGTTATCCCTCACGATAAGTTCGACGGCCCCGTCGGGGCGCTCGCCGCATACCTCCAAATCTACCTCGACCGTTCCGACGAGCTCATCGTGCTCTTCGCCGATACCCTCCTCGTGCCACAACCGCTCCCCGAGCGATCGTGGGTTGGGGTCGCGCCCGCTCCCGCCCGGACGTGGGATCTCTACGCTCCGTGGGGATGGACGCGTGGCGTCCCGTATATCCCCGTCTGCGTAGGGATCTACTCCTTCGATTACCCCGATCGCTTGAGGCGAGCCGTCAAGCGGGCGACGGAGCACTCCGAGGGAAAGGATCTCCCGATGATCGAGCTCCTTAACGAATACGCGAAGAGTACGCCGCTACGCGATAACCCCGTCCGAGGATGGTATGACGCCGGGGATACGGACGCGATCCGTCGCGTGCCGAACTTCGAGGGCGCGCTCCTCCAAGATCCCACGAGGTTAGAGACGGTCGGATGGTTAGACGTCGCGTTGACGCGCTAAGATACAACCGCGCACGAACCGCGCCGAAGCGAAGGAGATCCCGTGGCGATTACTAATGGGTATGTATCGAGGCAGGATATTAAATCCGCGTTGGGGTTGGGGACGGCGGCGCTAAGCCCGGACGACGACGAGATCGATCAGGTTATTACCTCCGTCTCTCGTACGATCGACGACTATTGTGGGCGCTTCTTTTATAGCGTCGCGGGGACGACCGTCTATACCGCAACGGATTATCTCTATGTCGCGATTGACGACTTCTCCGCCGTTACCTCCGTGAAGACGGACGAGAATAATGATGGAACGCCCGAAGTCACGCTCACGGCGAATACTGATTATCGCCTCGTCACGAATCAGACAGTCCCCGGATGGCCCGCTACCGCTATTCAGATTACGAGCTTCGGTACGCATACCCTCCCCGTACTCGTAACGCAGGGCGTACAGGTCATCGGGACGCGTGGATGGGCGGCGATCCCTGAACCCGTGAAGGCGGCGGCGCAGCTACAAAGTTCGAGGATTTATGCGAGACGGGCAACCCCGTTCGGGGTCGCCGGTTCACCTGAAGGCGGAATCGTACGACTCCTCTCACGTCTCGACCCCGACGTGGAACTAATGCTCCGTCCGTATCGCGTGGCGCGCGAGGCGTTGTGAACGACGCAACCGTCATCGCCGCGCTCGGAGCGCATATTCGAAACGCGACTCCGCCAACGGGCGAGACGATCCGCGTCGTCTATGACTATCCGCCTGAATCTCTCGGCGCAGTCCCCGCCGTCGTGATCTACCCCGGCTCAGATTCCGTCGCCTACGGGGCGGCGAATCGACGGACTTCGCTTCAGCTCTCCGCCGTTCTTTACCTCCCGCTCGTGGAGTACGCGCGCTCGTACGCGCGCATCGCTACCCTTCGTGCGTGGATGAGGGATCTCCTCCTCGATGGGGTACTATTGGACGGAGCGAACGGCGTATCTCAGGCATCCGTCACGGGTACAATCGTAGACACGACGGATTATGGAGACGCTCCGTTCATCGCGTTAACCGCTAATGTCGAAGTTGTGGGCGTGGAAGTAATCGCCCCATCAGCGTAAAGAAGGAGTAAGCAGGATGCCGGCAGCGAACTCGGGTTCGATTTTGTTCTCTTCCCTTATCGGTAAGGCCGAGGGAACCGCGGGAACCTCCGCTAACTTCGCGACGGGCGGACGAAAGTTTCTCGTCGAGCCGACCGGATTAATCACACTCGGGCGAACGTGGGAGCTCGGCGAGGAGCGATCCATCGCCTACCGTGCGCCGATCATCGCGACGACCGCGACCCTCGTATCTAACGAGCCTGAAATCTCCGTCTCCGTTCCCGCCGCTTCGATTGACGAAGCATCTATCTGGTACGGGATGGCATTCGCTCCGACCATCTCCGGGACGGCGGCTCCGTATACGTGGACGTTCGATCCTTCGAACGGAACCGCTTCGCAGTCCCCGACCTCGTATTCGTTCATCTCGCAGGATGCGCTCGGCGGAACCGCTGGTGGCGGAAACGCCTATCTCATCACGTATGCGATGCCGACGGAGATCTCTATCTCTGCCGAACGCTCGGGCCTTACCTCGATGAGCGCAACGCTCTTCGCGCAGAACGTCACGGAGACGACAACCAATCCCGCTGCGTCAACCGCGATCCCTACCTCGGTATTTATGCCGGGGCGATTGTGGAAGGTCGCGATCGGAACGGCTCTCGCGACGGGCTCATTCACCGATTATGGCTATGCGCTCGATATGAGCTTGACGCTTCAGACGGGGCTCGCGAAGTGGAGCGCGCTCTCCGGCACGGCGACGATCTCGGGTCACTCCGAGACGGCTCGCCTCGGCGGCGAACTCACGATGACGGTTCAGTCGAACGCGTCGGCTTCGTCAACGTTCTTCCAATCAATCGGCGCGCAGAAGTTCATTAGGCTTACGTGGACAGACGGAACGTATTCGCTTACGGTGTACCTATCCACCGTGATCTCCGACTTCTCTCCGATCGGCGGCGAGGACGAGGGGATTACAACGGCAGCCGTAACGGCGCGGATCGCAACCGATCCCGTCTCACTCAAGCCGTTTAAAATCGTGGCGGTAAACTCGGTAGCAGCTCTCCCGTAAGTTCTACGGGGAGGGAGAAGGAGGCACAATGGCAGAACTTCGGGCAGATAGAAAGATCCGAATCGAACTAACCGCGCCCTTCGAAGGATGGTGGGCGGATATGAAGCTCCACGTCCCGTTTAGGCTCGCGCTTCAGCTTGAGAGTGAATCCCCGGAGGATCGCGTTAACGCGATCCGTTCGCTCATCGTGGCGCATAACTTTCGCGAAGAGGTCGGATTCGAGGAGACGCTCGCCGATCCAACGGACGCTCCCGACGACGCGATCGGTCAGGTGCTCGAGAAGTGGGGCGCGATTAAGGCCGCCGTCCCAAACGCGTAAGGCGGGCGGCTCAACTTATCGCCCTCGGGCGACCCGTTAAACCTCCCGCCGAAGTCGTCGCCGTCATCCTCGCGGAGAAGT